GCAAATGCACCAGCTGCTTCATTGGCATCACCAATAGCATCTTTTAACTGCCCGACTCTCTGTGCTGCTGCTTTTACCTTTTCTTCATCAACAATATCAGCTGATGATAATCTCTGTAATTCCTGAGTTGCTTCTCTAAATTGTTGCTTTAAAGACTTAGCAGCATCACCTGCTTTTTCAATATTCTTAGTTACATTATTAAGGTCACTTTGTTCAACCGTGACCTTACCTGTTATTTCAAAATCAGCCATTTATTTTCTTTGCTTTTTATTAAATATATAAAATTGGGTTTTGTCTTTACGTAAGTTCACTTACGTTCACTATTGATCCTCTCTTGTATTCAAACCTGCTGAAACCCATGCTGCGGTATTCTGTAATGTTCTTGCTGCAACAGTTAACCATTCACCAGGTTGTAGTGTAACATCATCACTAAACATATGGTCTATCTGACCTGTTTCACCAGCACCACCTGACCATATTAATTGTTTGTTATCAGACCAAGTAATTGTCGTAGCGGCTGTGTCCCAAGATGTTCCTGATATTGATGAATAATCAACAAAACTTGGGTTACCAATAAGCGTTGCATTTTTAACAACATAAAATCTAACTGGTTGTGTATGCTTAACCTCACCAACTATATCTCTAATGTTGATAACTATCTGTGATGTTCTACCATTATGAAACCTCTTATTCATTACTGTAAATAGTGAATAATAAGCTGAGGCATCAACAGTTGCTGCTTTTGAGTTAAAATATGAGAATCTATTTCCTTGAAGAACTTTATCACCTTCAATAAATCCAGCGAAAGAGCCAGCACTCATGGTTAAACCAGTTGTTGAACCAGCTGAATAAACAGCCATCGTAAAGGGAAATGATGGATTACCAAATGATGTTGTTGTTAAAGTATTTGGGAGTTTTAATGTATGAACTGATGCGAAGTTAGCATTGTTGTTATCTGATGTTACTTCTATCTCAAAGTTAATAGCACCAAATCCAAGATATTGTATTCCAATTTGAAACACATTACCTTTTGTTGGGTCTAATGTAAATCCACTTGTTCCAGTTCCATCTAACTTATCACCATTCCACTCAGTTTGTGGTATAAATAATTCAGTAGTTGCTTGCCCAGCAGATGTTTGACTATAAGTTCCAACCATAGTTGTAGCAACATAATTATACGTTCCACTTTTAGCACCAGCTGATTCATTGACAAAAACAACAGTGGTTCCACTTGGATAAGCAGACCAACCAGTATATGTTCCTTGTGATAGCTCCCATACAGTTCTTTGTATATTCGCACTATTAGTAACAGCAACTGAGTATGTTGTCCCACTTAAAACAATTGAAACATTTTCAGCAGTTGATGAACCAGTTGTAACTGTAAATGTTCTAACTTCTCTCTTACCTCTATTATTATATAATATACCAAAGTCAGCATTCTTATATCCAAAATAAACACCATCTTCTGCATGTCCGAACCCAATTACCTGATATGATTGTGTAACACCAGTTGTGAAATTACCAGCAAATCTACCAACTATACCTTGACCTGGTCTATATCTTAATCTTTTTCTTGATTGTATTTGTGCTTGTGAATAAATAGTTGTTCCAGTTGATACAACTAACTTACTATCAGAAGCAGTTGCAGAACCACTTAAAGAAGAACCTGATAAGACTTGACCATCATTTAATCCATAAACACCATCTGTTTGAAAAACAGGATATAATCTTTCTGTGTGAATAGAACCAAAAGGTAATCTTGGGTGGTGAAGAGCAACTTCTAAATGTCCTTGCCCATCAATAGGAACATATTGAAAATGACCACCATCAGTTTGACCTGCTAATATAGCTCTAACAGTTGTAGCATCTGAATCACTTGATAATGTATTCGTTAAAGGTGCATTCAATTGTTTAAACTGACCAAAATATGTGTATAATCTCAAATAAGTTTGATTAGAACCAGAGTTGTTAGTAAATCTAACTCTAAAATATCTACTACCTTTAACAGCATTATGTAATTCGTGTATACCAGCAGATACAGCAAAACCACTTGATGGGAATGTCTCGAAGTTAGTCCCATCAACAGACATATCAAAATATAGAATACCAGATTGGTCGGTCTTACAACTAACCATAACATCAGTATATGTGTTTTGTTCAGCAGTCCCTGTGAATGTCTGACCTGATAATAATGCTGTTGTTGATGTGTTTAGTGTGCTTTCAACTCCACCAGTTTGCATGTTCTTAAAATAACTCATTTTTATATTTATATTTTTTTTATTACACTATGAACCAATTATTACCATCACCTATTAAATCAACTGACTCCCATTGTGATAAGGGAAGACTCGCAGTTGAACCATCTATTGTTTGTGATGCCGTTGCTTGGACATATACTAAACTCGCTCCACTATTCTTAATCGTTAGGGGTCTTCCATCAGCAGCTGTTGGTAGATACATCGTCCCACCACCATCAGCAATAACATAATTTGTTGTTTCTGTCGTGAGTGATGATGTCCCAGTTATGGTTGTAACAGACCATCTATGTCTTTGGATTGGCTTATTCCACATATCCAACGCCTTATTATCAAATGTTGATGTGGTTGCGCCATTTATCATCACATTAAACTTAGTTGTAGCAACCATATAAACATTACTTGCACTATAATAAAGACCATTTTCATTATCATCAATAAAGGCTATACCTGGTGAGCTTAAACTTCCTTTTGGAAATAATGATTGGTTATAATAATGAATAACCGAATATGTTCCAGCACTTGTTATATAAGCTGTTATATCATTAAAATCAATCCATCCAGAATTCGCAAGTGTGTTTGTTCCTATAAACTTCGGTATATAACCAGCAGTTCCACTCAGTGAGAATGTTGAGCCATTTTGAAACATAGTTCCATCTATTGTTGAAACTGAAAACGATGGACCTAAATAAACTCTATCGCTATCAGATGCTGTCAAACCATTAACTCCAATTAAAATAACATTATCAGCTTCAATACTATTCCCACTTCCATTTATAATTGATGAATTTCTATTGCTAATTATATTCGTATCACCCATTAAAACAAATGACATATCACCGGCAATAGAATTATTATCACCAAAAGTCATTTGTCTATTCTGTTTAACTGATACTCCACCATTTGATGAGGTTGCTGTTGTTGAACCTCCACCATTATTATTATTACCCCATACAATTCCACCTCCACCAACAAGATTTCCAAATCCCCACTCTCTTATAGGTCTTATTGGTTTAACTGGTCCTGCTGGTTCTAAATTTGGTCCTAATGGTCCAAAGTTCGGTCCAACTGGCCCAACAGCAGTTAATCCTGGTTGTGAGTTTAAGTATTGTCCTTCCCAAGCTATACCATCAACTATTTTAATTAATTCAACAGTTGTTACCTGTGGTTCCATTGGTTTATAATCCAATATCTTATTAACATAATAATATGAATCTAAAATAAATATCTTTGTGTTAAAATTATCTTTAATAAATCTTATATCATACTCATTTAAATTAAACTTCGATGTAACTAATCTTCCATCCTCAATCTGTTTAATATAATTCGCCCAATATTTATTAAACATATTATTATTTGTGATATACTCCCAGTTCGAATAAAAATAATACTTATTCGTTCCAAAATTAATATCTATGGTTGGTAGAACCGGGTCGTCAAAATGTCCTGAATATGGGTATCTTGTTAATGTTGTTGAACCCGGTAATCCAGTTGTTATATTTTGATAATTAATAGTAAAATTATTACCACAATCTCTTAAACCACCCCAATATAAAACTCTTGGAGCAACTTTCGGGCTATCAGGGTTTATCGCTGGTAAATGAGCTCCTATATTATCATTCCATATAATAGGTGTTGCTGAAAATGGACTCTCCATCTTCGACTCACCTTTAACAAAATCATTATCAAAATCATATTCTCTCCAACCATAATTATCACCGGTCGTCGCAAGATATGCCTTACTTAAATCATCAGCATCATCCAACTTATAAGTCCATATCATCTTCTTGAATTGCAGCTCTGATAAAATCTGTATATTATCTGGTGAATTATAATCCTTTTTACTCGTCCAATCAACTATTGTTCCACTATTATAAAAATCTGGTCTTGGGTTCAGTATCAATAATCTATCATTATTCGGATCGACCTCAATATACAAATTATATCTTCTTATTAAATCAGTTATTAAATCCTTCTGTTTAATCTTATCAGGTAAATACTGACCCAATTGAATATAATCACCTTGTGTTAATTCACTCGCAATAGCATTATTCTTAAAAAATGTCCCATCATCAAATGTTAATTGGGCTTGTAGGGCGCCGTTCCAATACTCACCACCGGTTCCTGTTGAATTCTTTTTAACAGTTACTTCAACCCATACTCTGTCACCAATTGATAGTGCCTGCTGTGCTGATGGAGTATTCTGTAATATTGGCAACACTGCTGATAAATTAAATGAACCAACATCTCTTGTCTGTCCTGGTGAGAATGTGACTCCAGGTTGAACCACTTGATTATCAACCAATTCATAATTCAAACTTATATTATCAACACTTCCCCATAAAACAGGTATTGTCTGTCCGTTTCTTAAAACAACACATCTCGCCTGCATAAAATATCCTATATTTCGGTCAGGACTAAAAAATGATACTGGTGGATATACAGCCGAAACCGTAGCGCCACTACCATTATATAATGAAAATGTTCCCGATAAATTAAACTCAGCACTAAATGCACCATTTCTGTCTAACGTCCATTCATAAGTCGTTGTGCTCCAATTATTATCATTATCAAAATTATTTGGTGTAAAATCATCATTAAAAGGTGTATGTGTTGGCCCTAATGTTTGTTGTAAAGTTGTTCCCGAACCACCACTAAAAGTCCCCATAGTTAATGTTATTGAACTTGTTATACCAGCTCTAAATTCTCTTCTTCTTCTTTCTTCTTCTTCAATCTTTGGACGACCATCACTTACATATGAAACAATTTCTTTTTGAAAATCAGGATTTGTTTTTAAAGAACCAGTCCATCCAAATCCAGCTTCATATAAAGTTCTGTCTAACAAAGTCCAATAAAACATAGACGGCCAAAACCAATTTGCTGAATAAGTTGTTGGTGATGTTTCAGTTCCATACATTGGATAAACATAAGCATCCTCATAAGTATTGTCCCACGACTGCGTTATTGCTGAAATAGAATATGTATGTCCCCACTCTCTTAAATCCAATTGGTCTATTGTCTTCTCACCCAATTCAGTCATTAAATCAACAGCATTATTAAACACAACAATTTCATACTGAATTTCGTTACCCTGAAAATCAGCAGTCATTACTTTATTAATCTTTCTTAATTGTAAAAATCCATCTATAACAACTTCGCTATTAACCAATAACTTACACTCTGTCTTTATATTCGGGTTAAACATAGTGAAATCACTATTAACATCAAATAAATTTCCAAAATAATAATTATTATTCTTAGTCCCTGGTAGGACTATCGTCTTTGAATAAGCAGCATTTCTTTTTGATATATCACGAATATCAGCTATACTATACTGCAACGCAATATCATACTCACCAATATCTAACTTAGCATTAACTGGGTTATTTATAAATAATTCAACTATATTTCTCATCCTCTCTGCGAGCTATTTTTTACCGATGTCTCAAACTCAATTGTGTAATTAATAATCTGGTCATTTATCGTTTGTTTTCTTTCAACTCCTGTTGTTGTTATATTAATAGCAACTGTTGTCCCATTATCCTTAATCCAATAAACCTCTGGGCTTTGAAATAATTCCATTAAATAATCAGATGTTGCGCTATCAACCCAATCCGAATTAGCAACCCACTTTTCATTAACAACCGTGTCTAATGTCCTTGTTCCTCTATCCCAAGAATTATAATTCCAATTGTTCGTTGCTGGTGCAAAACTTCCATAGTTCTGCCCCCATGTTTTTCTATCTATTGAAGTTGTATTCCTACTAACTCTTGTGAAAGTAAATGGCACAAACGAGCCCATCTTATCCATAAATACTAATTGTATTGGTTCATATCTCGAACACGTTCTGTCTATTTTAAATGTCTTTGAAGCTATTGTCTGTTGCAATATTTGATTTTTTACATAAATAGTATATTCAGTTGTATCATCATCTATAATTGGGAAACTTGCTGTCCCTTGGTTTATAATTGATGATGTATATGTTAATAATTGATATGGTCCAACACCGGCTTTCAAAAGTGAATACTGGTCGTATGTTCCCGGATCAACGAATGAATTTGTAAATCTAAATGTTCCCTTATTCGATTCAATCATTAAATCTTTAACATCATTTGAATCAGCCTGATAAACATTTAACCACATCCTCGACTGCGTTCCAACTTTATAATTATCTGGGACATTTGTTAAGAACTTTCCATATGGAGCCACATTATTTGCTTCCCAGTCAGTCCAGTCCCAATTAATATAATCTTCAAATGAAACAACACCATTAAATGTATCCAATTCACCTGTCGATTGGGTTGTTGTTAATATATTCAAACCAAAATTAAAAAGTGAAACAGTTCCAGGATTAACTGGTGTTGCTGTTGTAAATGGTTTATTTGTGACCAAAAGGGAATATGTTCCCGACATTGTTATACTTGTAATCTGCGCATAACCTGAATAGCCTGGCTCTGTTGCATTATCTTCTTGTGTAACGAATATTTCATCACCCACATTAAATAAAGGCGTTGTGCCTCCTATAAATGATAAACTACCAGATGTGAATTGGTTATCATAAAACGGCCACTCAAAACGAAACTCTTCTGAGAAATTAACTGAATATGTAGCAAATGAATTTGTTGCTATCGTCCAATATTTATCACTCGGATTAAAATCAAACGACACGCTGTTTTCCACGTGTCTATGTATATCAAATACACCATATCCATCTGGATTCACTGGTATCTTCATTCTCGTAACCCAATTACCTCTAACATATATATCTGATACAAATTGAAATGATGTCTGCGCAACATTACTTGATGTTAATGAGATAATCATCGGGTTATAAGCTGGTTGAAAAGGTGTTGGTTGTTTAACTATACTGATTGCCATTTAACAATTTCTTTTTTTATAAATATATTTAACTCCTTTTTGTCTCTGTCATAAAAAAATCCGTATCTTTCAACACGGATTTTCTAAAAACAAAATAATTATATCAAACACATATATTATATAATTACATATCCAATTTGTTTAAAATCATCAAAAAGTGAGTAACATTACTTATGATATATATAATATATTATATACTATACTTTAATTATCTTAACTTCTTAACTTCTTAATTCTTTAAATTGCTGAACGAGACGCCTTAGCGTGCTCGTGGGTCTCTTAATTTAAATTTTTATTTATTAATTGAATTTCATCTATAATTATTCTCTTCATAGCCTTCGCATAAACCTCTTTTAATTTCTTATTAAAATTATCACTATCAAATATAGCCTCTGTTAAATACCAATTCAAATCTGTTCTTTCTCTCTTATCATCTAAATATTTAAAATAATCAATAACCTTAAAATTAATAATTATACCACCTCTACCATCACTTTTTATAAAATGCTTACTTCTATTCCTCTTAATACTCTCTCTTAATTTACCAGTATCATCTTCAATATAATATCCACCCTTCACCTTCTCCCTATTTCTTCGCGTTGAGAACACGATAGCTTCAATCTCATCAACTATAAAATCTTTTAACTCTCCTAACTCCTTTCTATTTAAATCAACGCCTCTCATCTAAAATTTCCCCCTTCACTAAAATCTATACCTGCTTCAATTAAATATTTATGTATAGCAGCACCCACTGATGGTGACTTACCTATTGGACCCCATGGTCCCGCTGTCTTTGTTCTTGCCTCACCATATAAAACTTTATCAAATAGTTCTTGTGACACACCAGTATATGTATATATCGAACCATCTAAAAACTTTATCACCATCTCCCCAGTTTCATCATTATACATAACTCTATCAGCATTGGTCGAATCAACATATGCTCTTGTCTTCTTAAATTCTAAATTCTTATTCTTTCTTCTTACTCTTTTAAATGCACTCAATTGCTTTTCATCATAATATGCATAACAAATAGCCACTGCCTGGTCTCTCTCCTTACCACTCGCTATTTCAATGGGAATACATCTCCCCATAAAATCTTCCTTACTCTCTCCTGCTTTTCTTCTTATTGGCATATCAATTAATTATTTTTTACAAAGCTGTTATTGGACTTATACACGGATTATCGTTCTTAACTCTAAATGTTAATTGGACTTCATATCCATTAACATCGCCAGAATCCTCATTATAAAATGGTTCAGCACTTAAATCATTAACTAAACTTATTTCATTAAATAAATCCAAACTATCTTCTGATATACAATTAACAACATCAGTTAAAATAACAAACATATCCGATATAATATCTAAACCATTATTTGAATTCAAACCACTTTCTCTATAAACATTTTTCTGGTTATTATTCTTATCACCAAATCTTAAAATAACATTATACTCAATAGTTCTATATCCATTAACATCCGAATATAATATATCATGTGCTGGTTCTAAAATAACAGCCATATATGGATACCATTTAACATCAGCCAATAAATCACTTCTCGAACCACAGACAATAAAATCATTTAATCTACCATCACTACTTACAATTTCACCTAACTTATTAACAATTCCCTTTAATGTTATCATTTCTTTATCTTAAATTTTGTTGTCTCTGCATCTGCTCAACATACTTATCTTTTTCATGGAAAAGACTTAACCAATTCAAAGCATCTAAATAATTCATCTTATATACTTCTTCTGGTTTCATATTCAATTCACTCACCAACTTATAAACCATCAAGTGCCACTGCCATTTTTTATAATCAAAATTAATAGCTGTGTCGGGACCCATTGGTTTCACATCTTCTTCTTCACTCTTAACTTTTCTTTTACCAAAGTATCCAGAATAATTATAAAAGATTGCTTCCCGATGTCTTAAAAAAAACTCTTTAATTGAAACACATCCGCAACATATAAATTCTTTTTAAACAATTCCTTTGTCTCCTCATATTTATCAGCCTCAAAATCACCAGGCACTTTTTTAACTCTTCCATTTGCCTTTTGTATCTTCTTAACTCTTCTTATCAACACTGGTAATAAATTCGTTAATATCGTTTCATCAGTCGAATCCTTAATCATTAACTCCATTGAAATTGAATCACCCATCGATAGTGATTGTAAATCATCAACCGGCATCCACTCTTCGCCATCTAAAATAAATGACTTCTTACCACTTGGTTTAATATCAGTATTAACCCACTCAACCTTACTTGAAAGGGTTTCAAATCCACCTCTCGTTAATTTCTTTAATTCTTCCATTGGTGCGCCAGTTAATATAGAAAACATATCCAACGAAAATTCAATTTCACTCTTATATGAATTCAATAACGAACTTAACTTAACTATTCTTTCAAACATCTCTAAATTAACTTCGTTCCAACCTTCCGGCATCTTATATTCCTTATCCCCTAATTCTATTAATATCATACTCTAAATATATTTTTTTTATCTTTTGTCTTTATCTATTTCTTTAATAAACTGATATGTTCCCTGGTTCTGGTTCGCCCACCAATTCCTTAATAAATTAAATGCAGACCTAACTGCCGGTGCGCACGTCTTACAAAACTTATATCCAACATTAATATAAGTATTTATTAATCTCTCACAGCTATCCTTATCACCAACACTTGCTTCTTTTAATCGTGATAATCTTTCTATTTCATCCTTATCCTTCTTTGTCATAATTCAGTTACCTTTTTTCTTTTATATTCAAATTCTTTTATTGTGTTTATTATAATAGCAATAACTGATGCTATAAATAAATCACCACTCATTATTAAACTAAACCAAAATGAAAAACACTTCGGGCATGTTAAAACATATTGTAATAAATAAAAACTCACGCGTAGTGCTTTATTTTTAACCTGGTTAAGTTCTCCTATTAAACTTCCAATAAAGTCTCCCAAGTCACTTAAAACATAGCTTATAATCAATATCTGTAACATCTTAATTATTATCATTATCATATCTCATTAATTCTTTTTTTATAATCATAACCGACCTCTGTATCGATAGCGCAATTGTTGTTCTTGATATTGTTAATTTCGGGTTATCACTCAACTGCAATTTCTTTTGCATCTTCCTATAACTTGATTGTGGCTTTTCACATGTTACATCTTTTAAATCACCCAACCATCTGTCATACCTTCCAATTTTAAAATACATCCTAAATAATTCTCTATCAACCAATTCCAATTTCGTTTCAACTATTGCTTCAATTCTCGCAACCATTTCATCACTAACATCTTCAACCTCATCATCAACTGGCACCACTGGTTGCACATCACTTGAATAATTTCTAAACTGTTTATGGAATGGACTCGATGCAGAATGGAATTGTTTCTTTAATATATTTATAACTAAATAATGTAACCAGTTTTCCTTCCATGCTCTTTTTATCTTAATCGTCGGCATTTCCATTAAAATCAAAAACAACTCCGATTTCAAATCATCACCTAATTTGCTACCACTTGTTATCGTTCTTATAGCATCATTAATAAAAGCCGACCTCCACAGCTCTTCAATAATCTCACTCTTCGATTTCATTAACTATTGTGATTTTATATTTATTAAACCAAAAATCCCTTATCTTTAATAAATTGGCACAGATTTCAAAATAAGTTAAATCTTCACATAATAAAATTAACTCCTCAAATATATTTAAAACAACTTCATATACCGGTTTAGTTGCTGTATGAAACATCTTCCATAAAATATCATTAAGTGTCGCTATATCTTCTCTTATCAACATAAATATAGTTTCAATTTCTTTATTATTATACACCTTACATTTTAATCTTTTAAGTGTTGAAAATATATTCTCTATCAATTGTGATAGCTTATCACATATCCCAGTATATTCTTGCAGGACATCAAAACTATATAGTGGCATAATATTAATTAATATAATATCTTCCCACTCTTTATAAAATGCTTCATCTTTCATAATAAACATTTATTTTTTATCTACCACCTATAAAAAATGGTAACCCTTCTTTCTTCCTTTTACCTATTTTCGACATAAACAAATATCTTGTTGCATCTATTGCGTGGTTAAATGCATCAATTGGTTTGTTTGTCTTCGAACCATCCCTATCTTTTATCCACTGATAATTCTGTAACTCTTCAATTAACCCCCCACTTCTTCTCGTAATCATTAACTCCACTTCTTGTATCAAACCTATACCCCATATAATGCTATCCTTACCCTTATCAGCTCCCTTTATATTCCAACCTCTGGTCTTCAATTCTTTTATTGTTTTCGGGTCTGCACTATCAGCCCATATCTCAACACTCTTATTTATACCACTCTCATTTAATAAGTTGTCTATTGATGAATTCGTTAAGTTCGTCATATAAATTAATTCATCCAAATAATAAATACCATCACTCTTCCAAACCGCTATTGCTGCTGTTGGGTCATTTGTAAAACCAAAGTCCATACCAATACCAATTAATTCAGCATCACTTGGTATATTATCACAAACACCCCAATTATTAAATATAACACCCTCTAATGAACCAACCTCACCATCTATATAAACACGGCACCAATTCGCCCAATAATCACTTGTAGCAGCTTTCTTTCTATTAATTTCAAATTGTTCTAAAACTGATTTGTGTAGTGCTTCATTATCAGTATATTTTAAGATAATTCTTTCAGCATCTGGTTCTTTTGAGACATCAGTTATAGCCCAAAACGTTCTGTCCGGGTTATAATCTAAATATATATCACCTCTCGTTCTTATTGATAATTGCTGGTATGCTTCATAAGTAACATTATTACACTCATTGATATAAAGTATATCCCTTCTTGCACCTTTTAATTTATCAGGACTATCAGCAGAAAAGAATTCTATATAGCTCCCATTACCAAATGTATATGTTAAACTTGTCTTATTTAAATGCTCATCAATATATCTTTCAGTAGATTTCATTATATTAATAAAATCTCTCCAAGCACCTCTTCTTAAATGTGGCATTGATTCAGATACAACACTCACAGCAGTATTATTATTCCTAATACACCAATCTATAAGTATTGTTAATATAGCATAAGTTTTTCCAGATGATGAACCACCTTGTATAACTTTCTTTCTGCTCTTAATCCTTCTTATCTTCTCTATTGACGTTGTTAATATCATCCTCTTCTAATGGTTTTAAGAGTGGTTGTTCCACTTTAATATTTGCATCAACAGTTACACTTTCAGTATAACCTCTCTTTCTGCCTTTATATCTCATATAAAACATTATACTCTTTTCTGAACCATCTTTAATCTTTTTAAATAATTGGTTCTCAACAAAATCCATTTGCATTTCATCAATCTCTTGAACTCTTTTAGCAAAATCAGCATCTTCTTTCTTCCATTTATAAAATGTATCTCTTGATATATTAATCTCTTTACAAGCAGGAGTTACTATACCTAAATGTTTAGTCAATGCCTCTAACAACTTTTCTTTTTTATCTTCTTTCATTCAATTAATTATTTTTTATTCATCCCATAAGAAATCAAAATCATTCTTATTCTTTTCTAATGGAACATAATAGAAACTCGCTTTTAATCTTTTACTCAATTCATTCTTATTCATACTTGTTCCTAATGTAACACCCTTCTTCATATCTCTTAATCTCCATCTATCACTTTTAATATAAGACTTTATTAACCCTGGATGAGTTGTTACAATACTCATTATCTTACCCTCCTTATCTAATCTCTCACCACACCATTCAGCCATTCTATTACTTAATCCTAATCCTTGAAAATCAGGTAAAACAACCGTTCTATGTATTCTCCATAAGCCATTAACTATTCCCGGTTGAGGCATAACAGCTAAAAACGAAGCCATCTCACCATTAACATATCCTATATAAACTTTTGAAGCCACATTTAAATTATGGTCTAAATAGTGATACTTTTTAAAGACCTTCCAAGCTTCTCTCTTTTCTTCGGCTCCAATGCATTCAGTGATTTCAAATCCGAGACTTGGTCGCTTTTTTTTTTAGCATCCTCATATTTATAGAATTTCATTTCATTTGTATCAAACACCCAGTCAGGCATTAACCAGTCTTCAACATCAAAATGACATCCAACAGCAATAAACTTCTTCCCTGCCTTTCTAACATTCTTTTGAACCACAAAACTTCCTATCTTTGCTATATTTCTATCAACCACACTTGTAAATTCATCAAACACAATTAAATCATTATCACTCAATAAACTCTTTGCTAAATCACATCTCATCTTCTCACCACCACTTAATACACTATATGGCTTTAACCACGTTGTCGTTGATGCTAAACCAACATTTGTTAATGTATCAATAACTAAATCAACATCACTATCTCCAAAATTATCCAATATACTCTCATCACTATAATTAAAATCAGTTATATAATTATCACCAAACAATTCTTTTGCTATTGTTGATTTCCCTGTTCCACTATTACCAACTATTAAACCAACATTCCATTCAAAATCTAAATCAATAACACCACTAAAACTTTCTTTATTAACTGATTCCATATCAAACTTATCTAAAACATACTTAACATTAAATGTTTCTTTCGGTGCATTAACTCTATCAATATTAAATTCTAATCTCCCTCCAATTTTATCTATCTTAGACTTATCCTTAACTTCTTTAACTACTTTCTCTTCTGCTGAAAAATTCATTAAATTAATTTGCTTCTCACTATATCCTAATTCAATTAACTTATCATATAATTCCCTTTGTTTATCTTTCTTCTTTAAATCAATAAATATAGCATTTATGTTCTCTGGTAGAACTTCTTCATCATCACTCGCTTTTGCACCCTCTTTAATATCTAAACCCCAGTCCAATAATTGGTCCTTACTCCAATCTTCTAAAAGTAATTCAAAATCCCATTCACCATATCCAACATTATCTTTAACAATAAACTCCTTCTTCTTTTCTTCTGGTATATTCTCAAATCTTATTATATAAACTTCTTCTAAACCAGCACTCAAACATGCCTTTAATCTCATATTACCACCTAACACTATCATATCCTCATCAACAACAATAGGTCTTACTTCTAACATTTCAGGAAACTCCTTAATACTCTTAACCAATTTCTTAAACTTATCATCCTTTATTGTTCTTGGATTGTTCGGATTCATTACTAAATCTCCTATCTTAACCTTTTCTATATTCATACCCTAAATATTATTTTTTCTTAATTGTCAGATTTGTTTGTTCTATATATTAAAAACACCTTCACCATCATTTGCACTGCTTAATGATATATGCTTTTCATACTTACCATTAACTTTATTCAAATCATTAAAAGCCTTTGCCATGGCTCTTTTACAAACTTCACTCATATAAGCAAAAGCATTTTCAGTTTGCAATTCATTATAATTATGCCAGTTCTTAAACATTTGATAATATGCTTCTTGCATGCAGTCAAACTTATCATCACCATTTGTATAACTAAACTTTCTTATCATATTTTTTACTATAAGTTGGAACATCTTAACAGCACCTCTTGTTAAACGACCCTGGGCTTTTGAAACAATTAACTCACAATATAATTCCCTATTAACAACATACTCTGCATTTATATTCTTTTTAATATAACCCATTTCATTTACTGTCTTACCTCTTAACTTTGCTTGATGCATTCTATTTTTCAAATTCTCACACTCTCTACAATAAGAACAAAGGGACTTTTTATTTTGCGATAAACGAAAGAACTCAGCTAACTTATATGTCTTACATCTGGT